TTTCCATCATTTACACCTACCTATGTTGGCTTTAGTAAAAAATCAGCACCAGTAAAAAGACTTGTACGTTTTGCAGATGGTTATGAACACAGAGTACTATTTGGTTTGGCTAGTCATCAAAACCCAAAAACATTTAATGTACAATTTAATGAAACAGAAGAAAATGCAGATGTAATTGAGGCATTTTTAGATAGTAGAGCTAATGACCAAGCAAGCTTTACTTTTACGCCAACTGGTGAAGGTACATCAAAAACAGGGACTTACAGCCAATCTGGAACCACAATTACAATTACTGTTACCAAGCATGGTATAGCAATCGGCGAAACTGTTACTCTTGACTTTACAAGTGGCTCCGCAACAGATGGTACTTTTATTGTTGCATCTTCTGCTTCTGTAGATACCTTTACTGTAACTGCTGCTGCTAGTGCAACAAACAGTGGAAATGTAACTGTAACTGTATCTGGTACAAAACAATATGTATGCGAGAACTGGACAAAAACTATTCCCTATAACAATAGGGCTATTTTAAGTTGTACATTTCGAGAGGTGTTTGAACCATGAGCAGTAGTGTTATCAGTGATATTCAATCAATAAATCCGTCATCAATTATTGAATTATTTACTTTAACAACTACTGCTGCTTTGCATGGGTCTGCCACAACATATAGATTTCATGCTGGTTCAAGTTTAAATTCTAATGGCGAAATTGTTTGGGCTGGTAATACTTACCAAAGATTTCCAGTACAAGTAGAAGGTTTTAAATATCAAAAAGGCCAACTTCCAAGACCAACTTTAACTGTAAGCAATGTTCTTGGAACAATTACATCAATACTTCTTACTGTTAATGAAACAACAACTGGTAATGATTTAACAGGTGCAACAGTTACAAGAATAAGAACACTTGCAAAATTTATTGATGCTGTTAATTTTGCTGGTAATGTAAATCCTTATGGCACACCAGACCCAAATGCAGAGTTTCCACAAGAAATTTACACTATAGATAGAAAGTCACAAGAAACAAGAGAAGTAGTAAGTTTTGAACTTGCTGCTCCAATTGATCTTGCTGGTGTTCGTGCGCCAAAAAGACAATGTACAAGAGCAGAATTTCCTAGCATTGGGCGAATAAAAATATGAGTTGGAAGCAAGATGCTTTGGTTCATGCAAAAGAACAAGACCCAAAAGAGTCTTGTGGTTTGTTATTAAACATAAAAGGTAAAGAAAAATATTTTCCTTGTAAAAATTTATCAACTTATTCACAACAATGTTTTATTATTGACCCAGATGATTTTGTTAAAGCTGAAGAATCTGGAAATATTTTAGCTGTAATTCATAGCCACCCTGTTACACCACCAGTTGCAAGTCAAGCAGATAAAATTAGTTGTGAAAATTCTGCATTACCTTGGCATATAGTTAATCCAAAAACAGAGCAGTGGGGTTACTATGAGCCAAGCGGTTATAAGCCGCCATTAATTGGCAGGCAATGGGTATGGGGTGTAACTGATTGTTGGTCATTGGTTCGTGATTGGTATAAAGAAGAAAAAAATATTATCCTTCGTGATTGGGATAGACCAACAACACCACAACAGTTTTTGGAAAAACCTTTATTTGAAAGTTGTGCTTGGCGAACTGGTTTTAGAGAGTTAAGGCCTGATGAAAAATTAATAAATGGTGATGTTCTTTTAATGAGTATTTTAAGTCCAACTTTAAATCATGTAGCGATTTTTTTAAATGGTGATGTTTTACATCATTTAGCAGATAGAATAAGCTGTAAAGAACCATATAATCAATGGTTATTTAAATGCACTGCTAAAAGGTATCGTTATGCTTCGTAAAGTAAAATTGTATGGCGATCTTGCTAAAGTAGTAGGTCATAAAGAATTTGAAGTTGCAGTAAATACAACAGCACAGGCTGTTAGTTTTTTAGTAAATAATTTTCCACAACTAGAAAGTTATATGTCAAATAAATATTATCAAGTGTTATGTGATAAAGAAGATGTTGGCATTGATGAATTGCATTTTCCTGTGGGTCAATCTGATATTAAGTTTGTTCCTGTAATATCTGGTGCTGGTGGTAATTTAGGAAGAATCTTATTAGGTGGTGCTTTAATTGCAATGAGTTTTGGTGTTGGTGGTTTATTTACAAATCCTTTAACAATTGGTGGACAAGGATTCTTTGGTTTTGCTTCTGCTGGTATGGGTGCAAAAGCTGCTTTTGGTATAGGTGCTGCTTTAGTTTTAACTGGTGTTAGTGGTATGTTATTTCCAGTGCCAAAATTACCAGAATTTAGTTCAGAACAAGACCCACGGTTATCTTTTAGTTTTAGTGGAACACAACAAACATCAAGAGCAGGAACACCTGTACCTGTTGTTTATGGCGAGATAGTAACTGGTTCTGTTGTTATAAGTGGTGGTATAGATACTGAACAGGTACAAGTATGACAGACAAACGTAAAATTATTCGTGGTTCTGGTGGTCCACCACCTCCACCACCGCCAAGAGAACCAACAAGAACACCAGATACACTTCATAGTAAACAGTTTGCTACATTTTTAGACCTTGTTTCTGAAGGTGAAATAGAAGGTAGTGCGTCTGCTTCTAAAGAAGGCATAACAGATAAAACATCTACAGCATATAAAAATGCATATCTCAAAGATGTTTTTTTAAATGATACACCAATATTAAAAGCAACAGCATCATCATCAAGTCCAGATACAACTGATTTTAATTTTCAAGATGTTACTTTTAATGCAAGATTTGGCACAGCAAATCAAACAAAAATTTCTGGAATAGAAAGTAGTCAATCAACTATACCAGTTGGTGTTACTGTTACTGCAGATAGTCCAGTTACAAGAACAATAACTAATACTCTTGTAGATCGTATAAAAGTTTCGATAACCTTCCCACAGATACAAAAAGCAACCAATGAAGGTGATCTATTAGGTTCCACTGTGCAATTTAAAATTTCTGTTCAATATAATTCTGGTGGTTTTACAGATGTACATACTGATACTGTTACTGGAAGAACTGCTGACGCATATCAAAAAGATTTTTCTGTTGAAGTTACAGGTGCATTTCCTGTTGATATAAGAGTGACAAGATTAACTGCTGATAGTACAGATTCATCTTTAATAAACTCTTTTCAGTGGACAAGTTTTTCTGAAATTATTGATGATGCTTCTACATATGCAAACTCTGCTTATAACGCAATTAGACTAGATTCACAACAGTTTAGTTCAATACCTACAAGAAAATATAGAATAAGAGGCATAAAAGTAAGAATACCGGGTGCTGGTGCTTCCAGTTCTGGTACACCAACCGTAGATACTGCAACTGGTCGTATTGATTATCCAGAGGGATATATATTTAATGGTGTTTTAGGTGCTGCCGTTTGGACATCTTGTCCGGCAATGATTTTATTAGATTTACTTACAAATACAAGATACGGTTTTGGAGATCATATTACAGACAGCAATCTTGACCTTTTTTCTTTTGTTACTGCAAGTAAATATGCCAACACTCTTGTAGATGATGGATTTGGCAGTCAGGAGGCTCGATTTAGTTGTAATGTAAATATCCAATCATCAAGTGAAGCTTTTGAACTAATCAACGAACTTGCTGGTGTAATGAGATGTATGCCAATTTGGTCTGCTGGTACAATTACCATTACACAAGATTCACCAAAAGATGCCAGCTATCTTTTTAATCTAAGTAATGTTACTGCTGAAGGTTTTAACTATTCTGGCAGTAGTTTAAAACAGAGGCATACTGCTGTAGCTGTGTCATATTTTAATATGGACAGCCAAGAAATAGATTATGAAGTTGTAGAAGATAGTACTGCACAAAGTAAATTTGGAATAATAACAAAACAGGTAAAAGGATTTGGTTGTACATCAAGAGGACAAGCTGCCAGATTAGGAAAAGCAATATTATTTGCAGAACAAAATGAATCTGAACTGGTTAGCTTTTCAACTTCAATAGATGCTGGTGCTGTTGTTAGACCGGGTGCAATCATTGATATAAATGACCCTGTTCGTGCTGGTGTTAGAAGAGGTGGAAGGCTTGCTGGTGTAACTTCTACAACGGTTGTAACTGTAGATGACACTAATGCCACAGATTTTGCTGTAGATGCCTCTGGTAATCCTGTTGGTGATGCAAAGTTAAGTTTAGTTTTACCAGATGGTACTGTTGAAATAAAAACTATAAGTAGTATTTCTGGTGCAACAATTACAGTATCAGATGCTTTTTCTCAAACACCAAATGTAAATACAATTTGGATAATTTCAAACGTAACAATAGAATCACAGAAATTTAGAGTAATTACTGTTGAAGAACAAGATGGTGTAAATTATTCAATTACAGCACTTTCTTATGTAGAGGGAAAATATGATTTTATTGAAGATGGCACAGCATTACCAGCAAGAAATGTAAGCATTTTAAATGAGTTAAAAGAACCACCAGTTGGTCTTACAGCACAAGAAACTATTGTACCAATAAATAACCAAGCAGTTTCAAAAATATTTATAAGTTGGCAACCAATTGTTGGAGTGATTGAATATCAAGTCAATTATAGATATGAGAATGGAAACTTTGTTTCTGAAAAAGTTTCAAGACCTGATTTTATTATTTTTAATAGTCAACTTGGTACATACGAAATACAGATATTTAGTTATAATGTGCAAGGGCAACTTTCTGCTACATCTACTGATTTGACATTTGAGGCTGTTGGTAAAACAGCAGTGCCACAAGATGTTACAAATTTAAGAATAGAACCAATATCAGATCAATTTGTAAGATTACGTTTTGATAAAGCTACAGATGTAGATGTGGTACATGGTGGCAACGTAGTAGTAAGAGCATCTAACCTAGCAGATGGTACAGCAACTTTTACTAACTCTGTTGATGTAATTCCAGCTTTGCCGGGCAACGTAAGTGAATCTATTGTTCCAAATATTGTTACAGGTGAATATATTTTAAAATTTAGAGATGATGGTGGAAGACTTAGTTCTGGTGAAACTTCAGTAATTGTAAACAGCCCTGACCCATTTCCTAAACTTTCTGTTTTAGTTGATAGAGAGGATTTAGATGCAACACCTTTTGCTGGTTCAAAAGTTGACTGTTTTTTCTCTGATGATGTAAATGGTCTTGTTCTTGGTTCTCTTGAATTATTAGATGGAGTTACAGACTTTGATGCTATTGCTGACTTTGACTTTTTAGGTGCTGTAGATATTACTGGTGGTTCTTATGAATTTGCAAATACTCTTGATTTAGGTGGCAAACAACCTCTTAGATTACGCAGGCATTTTGTAACACAGGGTTTTTATCCAAATGATTTAATTGATAAAAGAACAGCAAATGTTGATACATGGACTGACTTTGATGGTGCTACTGCTTTTGATGTTGGGGCATCTTTATTAGTTGCTACAACTGATCTTGACCCTGATTTATCTACTTCAGCAACTTATGGGCAAAGTGGTACAACAATTACAATTACAAAAAGCTCGCATGGATATTCTGTTGGCGATTTTGTTGTAATTAATTTTACTGCTGGTAGTGCAACAGATGGAAATTATGAAATTGTTACTGTTCCTAGTACAAGCACTTTTACAGTTACTTCTGCTACAAGTGCAACAATATCTGCTGGAACATCTTGTACTTATGGCGCAAACTTTTCAAGATTTAACCCTTTTGTAAATGGTACTTATGTTGGTCGTGGTTTTAAATTTAGATGTGAAATGGATTCAGATGACCCTGCTCAATCAATAGAAATTGATCAGCTTGGATATACAGCAGAACTAGAAAGCAGAACAGAAACAAGTCTTGGTAATGCAGGCGCAACAGGTGGTGGTATTATTTCTTCCGGTACCTCGCAAAAATCAGTAACTTTCACAAATACATTTTTTACAGGTCAATCTGGTACTAGCGTTGGTGCAAACTCTGTTTTACCAAGTATCGCAATAACAATCGAAAATGCGCAAAGTGGCGATTTCTTTGCTTTGTCATCTATAACAGGCAGCGGATTCAATATAGACATTAAAAATGGCTCAAGTCATGTAGATAGAGAATTTAAATATACTGCAACTGGTTTTGGTCGAGGCTCATAAATTATGATAACCTTAAAGAAAAATTAGAGTAAAATGGCTACCCACGATTACGTTATAGACAATAGTACAGGTGCGAATGTTCGTAGTGATCTCAATAGTGTATTACAAGCGATATTAACTAATAACAGTTCTGGTTCTGCTCCTAGTACTACTGCTGCATATATGTTGTGGGCTGATACAAGTAATAATATTTTAAAGATGAGAAATTCAGCAAATGATGATTGGATTGATTTAAGGACTTTGTCTGGTGGTATAACTTCAACTGCTGATGCAACAATAAATTCTCTTACTGTAGGTAAAGGTGCAAACTCTGTTTCTGGTAACACTGTTCTTGGAGAAAGTGCTTTAGATGCCTCTGTTTCTGGTAGTAATAACACTGCTATTGGTAAAGATGCGCTGACAGAATTAACTTCAGGTGCAACTAACGTAGCTGTAGGAACCTCTGCCTTAGCCGCTAACACTACAGCATCAAATAACACTGCTTTGGGTGAGTCTGCTTTACAAGTAAATTCAACTGGCGCTGATAACGTGGCTGTAGGCTCAGGTGCATTAGATGCAAACACAACTGCTGATGAAAATACTGGCGTAGGAAGAAGTGCTTTAGGAGCAAACTCTACTGGTGCAAGTAATGTAGCTGTAGGAAAACATGCATTGCTGTCAAATACGACAGCTTCTTTTAATACAGCAGTAGGAACCCAAGCTGGTGACGCAGTAACAACAGGCGCACAAAACACTGTCATGGGTTACAACGCTTTTACATCAGCTACGACAGGAGCATATAGTACTGGTGTTGGTTTTAGGAGTCTGTTAAGTGTAACAACTTCTGAATACAACACTGCCTTTGGATATGAGACTGTAAGAAATACTACAACTGGTGGGAAAAATGTTGGTATTGGTGCTTTTTCATTATATGAAAACACTACTGCAAGTGATAATGTCGCTTGTGGATATGAGGCTTTAAGAAATAATACAACAGGAACAAGACTTGTAGCTGTTGGAATGAGAACCTTAAAAAATAATACAACGGCAAATGATAATACTGGATTTGGTAATAAAGCATTAGAACTAAACACAACTGGTGTTGATAATAATGCGTTTGGGTCTTTAGCCCTAGATGCAAATACAACTGGAAGTAGTAATTGTGCTTTTGGATTTCAATCACTTACAACAAATACAACTGCTGATAAAAATACAGCCTTTGGTCATAAAACTTTAGAAAATAACACAACCGGAGCAAGTAACATTGCTGTTGGTTCAAGAGCCTTACGAGCTAACACAACTGCGAGTAACAATACTGCGGTAGGTGACGACGCATTAAATGCCAACACAACTGGAACACAAAATGTTGCTTTAGGTGCAAGTGCCATGTTGTTAAACACAACAGGAAATAACAATACTGCTTGTGGTTATTTTGCAATGGAAAAAACAACTACAGGGATTGACAACACAGCATTTGGTTCAGAAGCTTTGTTATCAAATACGACTGCTAACAATAATACAGCTATTGGAAGAGAGGCTTTGAAACAAAATACTACTGGGGCAGATCAAGTAGCTGTTGGCCGAAAAGCCTTGCGAGACAATACAACTGGCGGTGCTAATACAGCGGTTGGTGTTAACTGTTTACAGGATTGCACTACTGGAAATAATAATACTGGTGTAGGTAACTCTGCTTTTGATGATCTTACAACTGGCAGTCAAAATGTTGCTTTAGGTAATGATGCTTTATCAGCACTTACAACTGTAAGTAACTGCACTGCAGTAGGTTATCAAGCATTAGCATCAAACACATCAGGTCAAGAAAATACAGCTTATGGTTCGCAATGTTTAGACGGCAATACAGATGGAAACTATAATGATGCTTTTGGAAGAGACGCTTTAGGTGCTGGTTCTGGATTTACTTCTTGCTGTGCTTTTGGTAATAGTGCCTTGAAGATGAATACAGGCGACAGTAATTGTGCTTTTGGATTTGTAGCTTTGGGAGCAAATACAAGTGGTATTTATAATGTGGCTTTTGGTGCACAGGCATTAGATGCAAATACTTCTGCAAACAGAAATTCTGCATTTGGTTATAAAGCACTTACCTCTGCCACAACTGGTAAAGAAAATACTGCTTTAGGTTCTGAAACATTACATACTTGCACAACTGGCACTGAAAATGTGGCCGTAGGATATTACTCTTTATACAACCTTACAACTGGACATTATAATGTTGGTATCGGTGGTAATGGAACTCTAAGTGCGGTCACAACAGGAACAGGTAACGTAGCTGTTGGTCGTTTAGCTGGAGATGGGGTAACAACAGGAGATAGTAATGTTTTGCTTGGTAGACAAGCTGGACGAAGTCAGGGTAATTTTAGTAATAATTTATATATTGCAAGGGATAATTCAGCAAATAATGTATCAACTGTTTGGATTTATGGTGATGTAAATGGCGCTTGCTATCAGGGTAATAACAGTTCATCTTGGACAACAACTTCAGATCAAAGACTGAAAAAAGATATAGTTGCAAATACAGAAGGTTTATCAATTATAGATAAAATAACAGTTAAAAATTTTAAATATAAACAATATACAAAAAGTGCTGGCTCACAAGTTTTTGATACACCCGCATCTTCAGATGATACAGTAGACATGAGTGAATTTCCCAAAGCAGACAGCGTACATCAGGTATTGATAGGTCAAGGAAATACAGATACACAGATAGGAATTATTGCACAAGAACTAGAAGCTGTTGCACCAAATTGTGTAACTACAAATGATAAAGGAGTTAAAACAGTCGATACTGACGAATTGTTTTGGCATATGTTAAATGCTATAAAAGAGTTATCAACTAAAGTCACAGCCCTTGAAGCAGGGTAAACTGTAGACAACTACTTTTTAATTATGGAAGAAAAAACCGCAGATGAGATTGCAGCAATTTTTTCTGCTGCTGGTGATAGCGTAACTGTTATCGGTACTGCTAAGACCGAAGATGAAACTGATACTGAATTTAAAGAGAAAATTCAGCGTAATGTAGAGCATCTTGAGATTATCAAGGATTACAAAAAACTTGATGAAACAACATCTATCTGGACAACAGAATCTTTTACAGCCATAGATGCTGCTATTGTTGCTGGTAAAAAACTTTACTAAATTATGAACCTTAAAGAAAAACTACAACAACTCGCCTTAGAAAGGCAAAACCTACAAATTGCTTTGTATGAAATTAGTGGTGCAATGAAGATTCTCGAACAGCAGATTCTTGAAGCTGAACCCGAATTAGCCCAGCCATCAGATACAAAGGCATCAAGCCAAGAATCAAAAGCAGAGTCATCAAAGTCAAAGGCATAGCCAATTTACTTAAAATTTCTTTAATCATGTTTCAAAAAATTGCAAATACTTTAAGCATCATTTCTTTTATTATGGTAGCTTCCATGAGTGGTGGCGCGTATCTAGGCTACAGATATGTAACATCTGAAAATTTCAAATCACAAGTAATGAATGAAATTCTTGGAAATATACAGGGTTCTATGCCTAAAGTCTTAGACAATGTGTTGCCCGGCACAACAGGACCATCAATACCTTTACCTAAAAAGTGAGTGAAATACCTCGTATAAATAAAATTCAAATAAATAAAATACAAGTTTGGCAAACACAAGTACCAATTATTAATAAACCTATTGTTGATATACCAGCTTGTGTAAGAGTACACAGAAATAATTTAACAAGTCTTATTGATAATAATAAAGATGAATATGGTACATATACAGAATGTGGCAACTTTAGTATTCCTAGTTTTGAACCTTTGCAATATAACCCCAATGAATTTGTATACACACAATCAGAAACACCACAAAATCAAGAGCAAGAATTTGTACAACCTACAGTAGAACCACCAAAATACGAACCAAAAAAAAATAAAGATGAGCCACTTTTTATTGCTTGCCCTAGCTCAAAAGATCAAAGGGTAGGGGATTATCGTAACGAATTTAAACTGGAACGTGTTATTGGGCATAAAAAAAGCGAAGATGGAAGTGAATGTATAACCCTCTATGAAGACGTTAAATTCATTGAGCAATACATACCGAATCCTCCACAGCTTGTTAGTGCTGCTGCTATTGCTACTGTTGCTGCCACTACTCCACTACTGCTTAATATTGTCAAACCTTTAGTAAAAAATCTAATAAAAAAACTAACAAATAAAAAAGATAAATCTACTTAAATTTATGCGTGTGCGGTATAACTTGATTTGGTGGCGGTTGAACAACGACTCCCTCACATAATTTTGCAAAGTTAGATTTAGGGTCGAAAGAAATTCCCTTTAAATATAATTCTCCACAATTTTTTAATCTTGCGATTTCATAGTTGAGCAACTTTGCATTTAACTCTTGTTTTTGTAAATTTATTTGTGTGTTTGCTGCATCAAGACATGAGTCTTGAAATCTTTTATCTAGGGGAATATTAAATGTAAGTGCAAATCCAAAGTTAAGACCTAGAGAGTCTTTGTTACCACTATAATTTTCTTGGTAATACAAAATATTGCCGGGATTATCTGGTACGCCGTCATCATTGGCATCTGTAGGGTCATATACAGGTGTATGATAAATATAATCTTGTGGTCTTTTTTGGTTAAATGATGTAGTTACAAAAGGACTAACTGTCATCTGTGGACCAGAACATTTTATATTATTTCCATACATATTTTCGACCATTGGTCCACCTAATACTTGCGTTGCAAAATTAGAAACAGAACCACTTGCAGAAGCAGAGGGAGCCGCAGTGTTTGAGGTATTAGCAAAAACTGGACTCCCAAATAATAATGATACTATTGCGAGAATATTGTAGTTGTATCTGTTACGCTTGTACTTT